GATAAGCGGTATCAAGAAGTATTCCGCTGATCCTATTTGGGGCAATTATGTGAAGCAATTCACGGAAGCGGCGGTAATTGCTCGTAAAACCGGATCGGTACGGTTCTCCGATATTGCCGATGGCTTTGAATGGACAAAAGGATTCACCTGGAAGAACGCGCCAGGATTCAATACTGGCACGACCAGCAAGCGGAACAAGTATTGGAATATGCGGATGTACGATTGGATCAGGGCAATTTGGAATAGTCCGAACAGTCTTAAAAGCCCGTACAAGTATTTTGGAGGAGTATTACAACCGGCGGGCAAGGATGAGAATGGCGATTTGATATATAAATATTGTCCGCAAAATAAATGTTGAAGATCATCATACCCAGTAAAAACAGGTCGCAAACGATCTGTACCCACCGGTATTTGGAGGATTTGGATTACACGATCGTCGTGCATAACGAAACTGATCGGAAGGAATATTTGCGCAATAAAGAATTAGATCCCAAGAAGGTAGTTGTTTCCGGTGTGCCTTATGGGATTAGCAAGCAGCGGCAGTGGATTCAGGATAACCTGGTCAAGCCTGGGGAATGGTATTTAATGCTCAAGGACAATATGTCCTCGGTAGTAGGATATCCGCGGGATTTCTGGGATCGGGACACGATTGACTATGACGCTATGGATCAGGAAGAAAGCCGGAGGGTACAAAAACTGGGCAAGACGGCGGTCAACCTTGAAATGTTCACGGCAGCAATTCACTTTGTAATAGCTGAAGCTGAAAGGATCGGGGCGTATAATTGTGGGTTCGCTACGGTAGATAATCCGTTCTTTTGGCGGCGGCGGTTCCGCAAGGTCGGGTATGTCTTAGGGGATATCTGGCTGATTAAAAAAACTGAGGTTAATTTCGATCAGAACGTGCTGGCTATGGATGATTACGCGTTCACGGCGGAGCACCTGTACAAGTTCGGGAAGGTCTTGATTTTCAATTATATCTTTTCAGTGAGTCCGCATTACCAGCCAGGGGGAATCGGGACATATCAGGATCGCCTGAAGAGGAAACGGGAAGATTGCCGATATCTGATGGCTAAGTATCCTGGGTTATTCGCATATTACGGCAAGGCGGGTTGCGATAAGCTGGCCGAATTGAAGGTCAGATTCAATAATTCTCAACAAGTAGAACGCTGGCGGCAAGCATTGGCCAGACAAAGATTTTTAGATAAGAAATTATATGGCAATAAATTGGGTTGAAATTAGACAGCGATATGTTCAAGGGACAGAATCAACTGCCTATTTGGCAAAGATTTATAAAATAGATGAATCAAATCTTAAAGGTCATTGTGTAGCAGAAAATTGGGTTAAATTACGCAAAGACTTCCAACTGGAAACCGACCGAAAGGCTACCGAACAAGCTCAGAAAAAGGCAATAGAGACGCTGACACAAAAGAATGTCCGCCGGTCCCGTGTCTGGCGGAATATCGCGGCGATGGTAACGCGGCGGCTCGGCACGGATACTTACCTTTTAGAGGAATTGGAAGCGGAAAAGCAGAAGTTGGAAATTGCCAAACATCAGAAAGTCGTTGATCAGGCTGTCTTGGCGAAGATCACGGATACCATTCGCGATCTGACTGCTTCACTATTCGATACACGGGCGTTTCGGGATTTGGTCGAGATTTTTAAGATGGCCTGTTTGGGGGAGCGGCTGGAAGATGGTCAGCCGACAGCGATTACCAAAAATGAGAACGAGAACAGCGATGCCAGTTATGAAAAAGTATTACGATCGGAAGTATTAAAAACGCTCAATGAATATCGAGAATCTCACAATCGAGGAAACGGCACTGGCAAAGCAAGCCATACTCGCCAGCCAGTTCAGGATAGTCAACAAAAACCGGCAAGTAGTCCCGTTCCGACTAAACCGGCCACAGCGCCAGTTCAACCTGCAAAAAAGTAACCGCAATGTATTAGTAAAGGCACGGCAATTCGGATTCTCGTCATTCATCCTGGCGGATTACTTGTTAGATTGCATACTATTCGACAATATCAATGCCGTAGTAGTCAGTCACAAGCACGATGCCACGACAAAGTTATTGGATAAGGTTAAGAAGTACCTGAAATATCTGCCACAAAAAGTGCCGACCGATTATGACAGCAAGACGTTTATCCGGTTCACGAATACCGGCTCCACGTTCTATATCGAGACCGCCGGACAAAAGGGCGCATTGGGTCGCGGTGATACAATCCACCGGTTACACTTATCCGAGATCCCTTGGTGGCAAGGCAACGTAGCCGACCTTGTTTCCGGCGCGGAAGAAGCAGTCCCTGACAATGGGATCATCACGGCTGAGAGTTCGCCGTTGATGTATGGTGATTACCTGCACAGTTTGTATATCAATGCCAAGGCAGGGAAGAACAATTATAAGCCGTTCTTTTTCCCTTGGTTCACTTTTGAGGAATATCAAACCCCGCTTGACCCTGGCGAGTCCTTGCAGATGACCCCTGAAGAGCACAGGATCGCGCAGGCGCATAGTTTGACTCCTGAACAGGTCAAATGGCGCAGGAACAAAATAAAGGCCAAAAACGGCGATTTTAGGAAGTTTATAAGGGAATACCCAGAAGATGATGTTAGCTGTTTCTTGCAGGTTGCCAGGGCGTTCTTTGACTCGATTTATCTGGTACTGGGCGGAGAGCGGGAAGACCGACCGCCAGTTGACGCGCGGGGACGCAATAAGCCATATCACTACATCATCGGGGCTGATCCGGCAGAAGGGAATCCCGATAGCGATCCGTCAGCTTATTCCGTGCTGAACCTGGACACGGCGACTATTGTGAAGTCGGAAGCAGGACATTGGAAACCGGATCAATTAGCCGATAAGCTGGTTGCCCAGGGCAAGCTATTCAACAATGCAAAACTAGTGGTCGAGCGTAATAACCACGGGCACGCTGTCATTACGAGCTTGCAACGTGTCCACCGGTATTATCCGCTCTATACCCATCCCGATAATAAATATGGTTGGCTTTCCACGTCATCAAACAAGACATTGATACTGGATGATTTTGAGGAATCGCTTCGCAAAGACAGTGTGCCAGGGGTAAAACAATTGCGCATTGCCTGTCCCGAGGTCTTGAAAGAAGCCGCTGATATGCACTATAACGAAAAGGGTGATATAATATCGTCAGATACCACGCACCACTATGACCGGATAATGGCCTCGGCAATTGCCTGGGCGTGCCGGAAAAGTCGCGGGTTGAGAGTATTCGAGAATAAGGTTTTTAGATAATATGAACGAATACCGGAAAGACAATTTAGCACTTATGCCGCGCTATCACTGGCGATTGATTTATTTATTCGGAGCCTTACGTTCTTTTCTTTCGCCGGATCCGTTTTTGACACTTTGCGAATCGTGTAAATGGCGGAAAGCGGCTAAGGAATTTGAATCAGTCGGGATCAAGAAAACAAAAGTCTATCTCTGCAAACATTGCCATAATTTTTTCAAATCAAATGGAACTACCAACTAGGATAATCTCCCCGAAAGCTGTCCAGCTCTATGTCCCACCCACAGCGGAGAATCGAGTCTTGGGCTATAAGAAGTACGATTATTTGCAATCGGCCAGGCACGACCTGGCTTTTCAATTGCGGGAAGAGTACAAGGACGTCATTTATTTGGCAGTGAATTTCCCCAATTTCATTTCCAAAGAAATCGCGGATATGCTGTTTGGTCAGCCGCCGACGATCCAAGTGGAAAGTACAAAAAATAATGAAAAGCTACAGATGTTCATTGATGACCTGATCTCAGAGAATCACTTTTACCAGATGCTTTGGGAAAGCGTTTATGATAATTCTGCGCTCGGCGATAACTTGATGACGGCGCGCGTGAATGACGAGGGCAAGGTAGAGATCACGCCGCTCGACGCGATGAGCTGGTCGCCGACCGTGAGCCGGTTGGAACGGCACAATATCACGTCGCATACCTTTTTCTATAATTTCGTCACCGAGGAAGACGGCAAGGCCAGGGTCTTTGTCTGGAAGAAGGAATATCTGCCAGGCCGGATCGTGAATTCGGCCTATGAATACATAGCGGGCAAGCCGCTGATACCGGTTCCGATGGCAATGATAGACGCTTCGATCAAGGAAGAGGAAATCCTTGAGGCCAAAGACCCTGATGGCAAGGACATTTTATTGCCTACTCATATCCCGAATTTCAAGACGCCACGTTCTATTTATGGGGTCTCTGATTATCGCGACTGGTGTGATCTGATTTATGAAATCAACAATCGTTTGAGTCAGATGGGCAATATTCTCGATATTCATTCCGCGCCCGATACTGTCGTGCCGGACGGGACAATGGATGAAGTCGGCAATATGCGGAAGTCCACGACAGCTAAAAACCGCGGGATGATCTTTGAAGCTCCTACAGTGGGCGGGGGAGTTGATCTGGTAAAGAAGCTAACTTGGGACGCTAAACTCGATAATGCCTTTGAAGAGATAAAAATGCTGGTCGAGTTCCTGGCTAGTGTTGGTGAGACCGACAGGGAAACGCTGGCAAAGGGCGATAATGCTTCACCGGAATCGGGGCGGGCATTGCGGTATAAGCTCCGGAAGCTGATCGCCAAAGCCAAGAGGCGCGCAGTCGTTTACGAGCACGCTATTCAGCAGATCTTGGCTAAAGCCTGTTGGCTGGAAGGGTATAACTACGTTTATCCCCGCGAGATCAAGGTAACGGCTAATATTGACGTGCCACGGGATGAGCAGGAAGAAGCTGAATTGGTGCAGACCTGGATCAATGCCGGTTTGATGTCAAAGGAAGATGGGGTAATGCGCCGGATGAAGGGCAAGCCTGACGAGCAAATCCAGGCTGAATTAAAGCGGATCAAAGGGGAAGAAAAGGAATCGGCTGGCAATAACCCATTTATTAAGCCGTTCGCCAAAGGCGAGGCTAAAGACGAAGACGAGGAAGAGATGGACGGCAAGATGATGAAAGGCAAAAAGGGCAATGAATAATGAAAGATCCACTACAAAAAGAATCATTCGAAAAAAAGGCAGCGCTCATTTTCGCCGCGCTATCCGCCGGCTTGTACGCCTATTTCAAAAAGCTAGAAAGCGGAGCGGTAAGAAGCCGGCTCGTAGCCAGAAGGATGCTCAGCGAGTTAGTCGACCAGAGTGCCGGCGCAGTCGGGCAGTGGACGGAGGAAGCTGTCCCGCAAATGTACAAGCTGGGGATGCTATATGGGATTCAAGAAATGAAAAGGAAAGGACTGGATGTGTTGGATCGGACCCGTTTGACGGGAATACATCGGGAGGAGTTGGCACGGCTGGTTGATACAGAGCGATTGCGCCTGATGGAATCAATGGAAGGAGTGAAAAAGAACGCCTTTTTTAGCTTAGATGAGGCGTTTCGGATTCAGGCCAAGGCTAAGGTTTTAGAGGGCGTAGAGAGGGCGGAAGCAATTGGGGAGATTAAGAGGGACGTAAGGGAGTTGATTAAAGCCAGGGGATTTGATGGTTTGCGGGACGCCGGCGGCAAGGTTTGGGACTTGGACACCTATTCTGAAATGGCGGTCAGGACAATTCACACTGAAGTGCATAATACAGCTATCACCAATGTCGCCCTGGAAAACGGATATGACCTGGTGCAGATCACCAGTCACGCGGGGTCGTGCAAGCTATGCGCGCCTTGGGAAGGGGAAGTGTTGAGTCTCACTGGCACGAGCAAGGGATACGATTCTATGGAAAGTGCCAAAAGTGACGGGTTATTCCACTGTAACTGTAAACATTCGTTCACGCCGATCACGCCGGAAGAGGCGGAGCAATTGCCAGGTTAATAGTAGTTTGATATAATTTATTAATCGCCAGTCAAGGCGTTAAAACGCAAAACTATGTCTGAAGAGGACAAGAAAACGGACGCTGGCAAGTCCGATATCAACGGCCAGGATGATTCAACATCTAAAAAAGAGTCAGGCAAGGAGCACCTTATCCCAAAGGAACGGCTAGATGCTGAAATAGCCAAGAAGAATGAGTACAAGCTCAAGCTAGACGAGTTGCTCTCTGGCCAAGAGAAGGCCAAAGAATCAGCTCTCAAAGAGCAAGGAAAGTTCAAAGAGTTAGCAGAAAAAAACGCGACCAAGGCCAAGTCCTTCGATGATCTTACGAAGTGGGTCGAAGAACAGGTTGAGGCAGAGCGATCTGCTATCCCTAAGGATAAGTTAGACCTCATACCGGAAGGATTGAAAGGCAGAGAATTTTTGGCCTACATACGCAAGCCAAAGGTTCAAGAGATGCTTTTCGGTTCTAAGAAAAAGCCGGTAGACAAGGGTTCGGCACCGGATAATCAGCAAGGGGAAGGCGACGAGAAGATAACTTGGAGTTATCTCAATAGCACGTCTTTCCAAGAGAAATGGCAGAAGATGACTCCGGAAGAACAAATGCGGCTCCGCAACCTGGCTAGACAAAATGCCTCTAAAGGATTGCGTTAAAATATAATCTTTAATTTAGACTACAATGGCGAATATTTCAGTAACCGAGATTGCGGATGGCATCCAAAATGCCGTTGCTCAATCCTCGTTGCCTCGCCTGCGCAGTCGGGTTGTAATGCCCCGTCTTGCCAATCGCGATTTCGATACCGAGGTCGCGAAATACGGGCAGATCGTGACTGTTACCAAACGCGGGACAGTGTCACGACAAGCCAAGGCAGAAGACACTGATGTGACATTACAAGAACCGGCTGATACCAAAGTGCAGGTTACCCTCGATAAATTCTATGATGTTTCGTTTGTGATGGAAGATATCGCGAAAGCGTTTGCAAAGCCCAATTATTTTGAGGGCTATGCAAACGACGCGATCGAAGTGTTGGCGGAAGGCGTGGAAGCTGATCTGTTGGCTCTGGCTACCGGATTCTCCACGACCCACTCTGTTGGCGCTTATACGAACTGGGGATACGATGACATCATTGATATCCGCAAGAAGTTAGTCGCGGCCAAAGCTCCCAAGAACCAGCCGATGAACCTGGTCATTGACGAAACGGCTTATGCCACTTTGCTCAAAGATACTCAGGTTATGTCAGCGGAAAAGGTTGGCGATAATGTTGCTTTGCGGCAAGCTTCCGAGGGGTTGAGCGTCTCAACGATGGATATGAAGCGGTTTGGTATGGACATCTATGAGCATACCGAAATCAATGCCGCCGGATCTCCTTCGACGTGCACAGCACTGGCTTTCTCCCGTGATGCTTTGACTCTGGTTTCCCGCCCGTTGGAACTTATCAATGGGACGAGCGTAGAGATGAGAACGGTAACTGATCCTGTTTCAGGGTTAGTCTTCCGGATCATTGTCGGCTATGACCAATACAAAAAAGGTATTGTGTTCTCGGCTGATACCCTCTACGGTGTCGCTGAACTGCGCGATGAACTGGGCGTCAAAGTTACCTATACCGTTTAGTAACTGAGCTAAAGAGGCGGCGATAAAGGTCGCCTCTTTGCTAAGGGACTAAGCCTAATGAATGTATCCTTTTTTTCGCCGAAATATAAATGCTCTGGCTACGGCAGCTCTGCTATTAAGCTAAAGAAATACCTGGCGAAAGAAGGCATTGTTCTTGATGAGGAATGTGATTATCACGAGATCGGGCTGGTATATCACTTGCCGCAATACTTGGACAAGATCAACAGCCGGATCAAGATTCTATTCACAATGATCGAAAGCACTAGGATCCCTAGGGCTTGGATCCCATATATGCAACAGGCGGACATTATTGTCGCTCCGTCTGTTTTTGTTCAGCGCGTATTTGAGCGGCAGTTAAAACGTCCGGTAGAACTGGTGCCGTTAGGAATTGATCCCGATGATTTTTATTTTCTTGATCGGCCACGGGACCGGAAGCCGTTTACGTTCCTGCATTATGACAGTTTTAGTAAGCGCAAGGGTTGGTGGGAACTATTCAATGGTTGGCAATTAGCGTTCGGGAACGATCCTAACTTCCGCTTGATCTGCAAGACGGCTGAGATGGGGTTTGTACCGCCGTTGCTGAATTATCCGAACATTAAGCCAATTCGCAAGCGTTACAGCCTGCAACAAATGCGGGATATGATCCAAGAAGTAGACGCGTTCGTATTCCCGTCGTGGGGTGAAGGGTTTGGGATGACGCCACTAGAAGCAATGGCGACCGGTATTCCGGCGATAGTGACAAAAGACAGCGGGATCGGGACATATTTTGATTCTGAGTATATGCGCGCATTGGAAACTATCAGATATCCGGCCAGTTATGACCATATCTCGGAGAGACCCTTGGGTGATTTTCATCCAGCGACCAAAGAAAGCATTGCCAAGGAATTACACCACATTGTGGATAACTATGATTATTATTATCAGCGGCGCAAGGAAATATCAGCCTGGGTGCAAAGGAATTGGAGTTATGCACAAACCGCCAAGCGATTGGCAGAGGTGATAGATAAGGCTTGCCGGAAGGCATATCGAGTCAAGAAGCCGGTTATCTCGGCTGGTTATCAAAAACCGGTATTTGTAATGCAGAACCCGCTATCAAAGGAAACCGACCATACCCTGGCTGATCATCGCAACCGCAATGGCGTCAAGATCGCCGTGGCTACGACATCTGGAATGGGTAATAATATATTGGCGTTGCCGGCCATCAAAGCGGTGCGTAAACAATATCCTAATGCCCAGATCGACATTTACACCTGGCAAAGATCGCACGAGGCATTCTCATTGCTAATGGACAAGATTGGGATTGATAATATTTACCTCGATAATATCAACCCGCTGGAACACTATGATATTTATATCGAGCTGCTCACTGATGGGCGGTATCGGGATTTGATTACGCCGCAAACCAAGTCGGTATCGGTGTACCAAAAGGATTTTGAATGGAAACACGAGCTAGAAGTGAATAATGATCTGGTGCGGCAACTGGGGGCAAAGGCCGAGCCGGAATTGCCGTTCTTGGTCGGGCTTACTAATAGGCAGTCTGATTTTTATATTTGCCACGTCGGACATTCGCACGACCAGCCGTTCTGGAAATTCAAGTTTTGGGGTGCTGATAACTACGCCTCCTTATTTGCCAAGATTGAACGTGAATTCGGTTTGCACCCTATTTTGGTAGGGACAGACAAGGATTTGCCGGAGATCAACGCGATCAATTATGACAAGAAAATGGTTTTATTGAATCAGCCATTGCCGCGACTGATTGATACAATGCGCCGTGCTAGATTCTTCATCGGGAATGATAGTGGAATTATGCACTTATCGTCTTTATTGCGATTGCCCACGTTTGGGATTTTTACCTTTACCAGTGATATCAAAAATCATCCGTGGGGTGAAAACAGCCGGTGGATAACACCGGACGTGCCGTGCTATCCTTGTTATAAGCGGCCAAGGGACAAGGCTTGTGACGGGATCAAACATTGCTTAGCGAATCTAACAGTAGATAAAGTTTGGGATTGGTTGTATGAAAATCGCAGTCTTTTTAGCTAACAGCGATCATTATTCCGGTGGATGTTACTATGCCTACGAAGTAACGGCGGCGCTGTTAGCATTGGGGCACGAAGTGGTGACGTACAGTAATCGTCTGCCGATATTCCTGGATGACTTCAAGTATTACGGTAAATTCAAGCACGTTTTGCTTGATATTACTGATCCTGCTTGCTGGCAAGATATTTATGCTGATTTGTATATTGGCTATCCCGTGCACGGCACGAATATCGTGGCAAAGCTCGGGCGACGATTCAATAAACCGGCATATAGTTTTATTTTCGATTCATTGTCGTATATCAAAAAAGCCCTGAGTTATGAAGAATACCAGAAGGAACGGGGGTATTTTGGGCAGATCGAAGAGACAATCAAAGATTACCATCTGAAACTTATCGGCTGTTCACAATGGACGGCACACGGTATCACTGACTGGGTAGGCCGATCCAGCGGTATTAGTTACTTGCACCCCTGCATAAACAGCGAAGCGATTAAACGCAAGGTTGCCAGCCAGGATGACAAAGGCGTGTTATTCATCAGCCGACTGGTTCAGCGGAAGCGCTTTGATGAATTGTTCCAAATAGCTGACCAGTCAAGGCACCGGATCAATATCGTGAGTTCTTGTTTTGAAGGCGATGCCCTGAAAAAAGTCACAGCGCACAAGAACATTAAGGTCTATTTAAGGATCAGTGATGAACGCAAATTTGGATTGCTGTCTAAGTGCGTAGGGGTTATTAGTACGGCTATGTTTGAGGGATTCGGGATGTATGCTATCGAAGCGTATGCTCTGGGGAAGCCGATGATCGCACGTGATCTGCCGACGTTCAGCGAGATCACTGGCGAGCAGCACCGGATTGTGGCCAATACACCGGATGAGATGGCTAACGAGATCAATAGCTTGCCTGATCGGAATTATGTCCCGAATAATGATTACAATTTCGATAAATTCATTACTCGCCTAAAGAGGGTCATATCAGAACTATGAGTATGTATTATACCAAGCAGCAATTGCTTGATTTCTACGAGGCCGAAGGCCGGCGCGGCGACCACCAGAAAAATATGTACTTTTCCAACAAAAGTCCGCACAGCCGGCAGCGGTTCGAGCGTGTCAAGGATTTATTATCACAATACGTGCCGGATCAACGATTCCTGGAACTGGGTTGTGCCGAAGGGTTGTATTGTCAAGAGGCGGAGCGTTTAACTGATAAGCTGGTGGTCGGGATGGATATCAGTATGCCAAAGATAATGCGCTGCCGGCGCGGGTTCAAACACACGCTGTATATGCAAGGCGATTGGGATAATTTGCCGTTCGGCGAGAATGAATTTGACGTGGCACTGTTGACTGAAGGATTGGAACATTCGCTCGACCCTGGACAGTTACTGCGGAACATTGCCAGTATCAGCAGGGTATTAATTTTGACGGTCCCGTTAGAAAAATCACTTTTGGCTGAGCCGCTCGGCAAGGATTCTAACGGGCATTTACATTTATTCACTTACGACAAAGCAAAAAAGATGATGGAAGGCGCCGGATATACCGTGGTTGATGGGGTGGCCAGCGAACTTTATGCTTATTTAGTGGGCAAAAAATGAAAGTGATTTGGGTCGCCGACTATGATTTAGCGGATCACAAGGGCGGCGCTCAGCAAACTAACCAGGTGATGATAGACGCCGGACGCAAGCGTAGGGTTGAAATAGAGATAATGAAATGCCGCGAGTTCGACCGCCAGAGGATAGCACCAGCAGATTTGGTAATCCTGAATAATATCACCCAGGAGAAATCCGATGATATCAACTGGGTCATTGATAACCGGCGTTATGTTCGTTATGACCACGATCACTGGGCGTGGCAAAATATCCATTACTGGCCGAATCTATATGCTAAGTCTTTGCTGAATATCTTCCTCTCGCCACTACACCAAGAACAATGCGGGACATTGTTACCGGCGCAAAACGTGTATTTACAACCATCGCCGGTTACCGGATTCTATAATCTTGGCTTGCCGCGTGATCCGAAAATGGTCTTGAGCGTCAACGGGCTGGCCTATCACAAAGGATTGGACAATGTCTTGGAGTATGCCCAGTTTCACCCTGATTATCATTTCGTCTTTTATGGTTGGGGTAATGCCAGAGACATTTTGCGGGTCAACCAGATTGACAATTGCGAGTATCGCGGATCAGTTGATCACAAGCAATTATTGCAGATTTATAACCAAGCGCAGTATTTCATTCACCTGCCGAACTGGATTGAGCCCTTTGGCCGGACGATTATGGAGGCTTATTTATGCGGGTGTAGTATAATCTATAATGACAGGGTCGGGGCTTTGAGCTATAATTGGGACTGGAAAGACTACGGCAAGATCAAAGGAATGAATGACAAAGCCCCCGATAATTTCTGGGATAAAATACTATCATTATGACTCAAGTAAGCGTGCGCGGCGGGCGGATCAGGAACACTTTTTCAGCCCTGGCGTCCGGTGCTATTGCGCAATATCAATGCGTCTATGCTTATTCTGCTGATCGAGTAAAAGCCGGTAATAACGCTGATACTACTAAAGCCGATATTATTGGAATTAGCCTAGCGGCATTAGTTGACGGGCAAAGAGGATCATTTATTGCGGAAGGTGAGATTGTTAATAATAGCTGGTCTTGGACTGCTGGTAGCGAGCTTTATGTTGGTGATACAGGAGAATTAACACAGACATTAGCCAGTAATGGTAAGGTTATTTGCCAAGTCGGAGTAGCGCTAACAGCAACTAAAATATATATTTCTATAGACAAAACTATAATTAAAACAGCTTAAAATTATGGCTACTAAAAAACCGCTAGTACAAACTAACGGCAAGATCGAAGAATTACAAGCAGGAGACACGATTGAATCTGGCGTCGAAGGGATTTCTGCTCTTAATAATACTGGCTCGCAGATTGACAAAGGCAAAGCAGTTCATCTCAAAAACAATGCCGGAACGTTAGAATGTGAATTAGCTGACGCTTCTGACAATACTAAACCTTGCCACGGATTTGCGGCGGCGAATATCCCAAATTCTCAATCGGGGACTATTTTAAGAGACGGCGTGATGACTGATCTATCTGGATTAACTCCGGGCGCAGATCAATGGCTTAGTGAAACTGCTGGTGCTATCACTGAAACTGTTCCGACTACTTCAGGGGCAATTAATCAAGTAGTAGGGCAAGCTATCTCTACAACGTCCTTTGAAATTGATATTGAGCCCGAAGTTCGTTTAGCGTAATCTAATGACTAAAGTCAATCCACTTGTTATTGATAGTGGAAAAGTAAAACAAAATGGTATTCCAGATGTCGGTGATCTTAATAATGTTGATGAAACCGGTCGGACGAAAAACTATGTTTTAAAATGGAATGGCACTAATTGGGTTCCAGCCCTTTATAGTGCTTCTTTTGTTTTTGATATTACGTCTTTTAGTGATGGGATCTCTGCTACTCAAGAAATCGGCGTAGGGACTTGGAAAGATATTGGGGCTCTAACTTTTACTGCTGTTTATGCTAATGGTCCGGCAACTGACGGTTATGTAGTTTTAGCTGGTGCTGGTGCGTCTTGGGTTAGTGATTTGGAAATGACCAATGGCTATCAAGGACCGACTAATAATACTGAAACTGTCGAGTATAGATTATCGGTTGGCAATATCACTTTTACCCTTCACGCCGCTAATGGAGCTGAAACTGATACTGCTATTGAAACTGTTACTTTCTACAATCGTCGGCATTGGGGAGTATCGAATCAAGGGTCTGGGTATGATAGTGCTTTCATCGGAGCGCTAGCTAGTAATGAATTAAGCAATAGCAAAGCGACAACCTTTACTGTTACTGCCGGAGCAGGAGAAT